TTACTTACTGAGTAAGAAATGAAGGTTAACTCTAATATACTTTAAAAACTGCTGCTCCGTTTTAACATGTAATTTTCGCATAATGCTCCGGCGGAGTGACTTTGTCTGTTCTTCAGAAAGTGAAAGTAAAGCGGCCGTTTCGCTTAAATGATAACCGCTGGCGATCAGTTTTAACAGGTGACGTTCTGTTACTGAAAAATGACGAGTCGTGCAGTAGTGGCAAATGCCAGAAGGGACGCTATGTCGAAGCGCTCGTTTATGTAAGATCAATATCATTTTCCGGGTAATTTCTTCAACATCATCTTCCCGATAAATATGCGGCAGCATATACAGACATGGTCTGAACATGAGCTTTTCTTTATCGCATTTATTACAAATAATCACCCGTAGCTGATGTTGGGTATGCATAGGTATCTGGTAACAGCCTGCGCTGAACCAATCATCATCCAGGGCCAGGAAAGCGATATCGGCATTATCTATCTCTTCTGGCGGCAGAAAGTCAATTTTCTGCTGCCATTGATTCGCCAGACGCGTCATGATGATTTTCAACCCATGCTCAAAGTGACTGTTTTGTTCCTTAATAGCGATACTCAGCATAAAAAATATCCTACACGGCAGGTGAATCATGGTGAAATATTAAAGAAACTGATTGATTATCTAAATACTGGCGGCCTTAATTCCCACTTTATGCGTGCTGAGATGTGTCCAGGCGATTTCCTGGAACCTGGCATTGCGCCAGAAAAGACGATATTCGTACACTTAGTCAGCAACCAGAACAAAAGCCATTGACTCAGGAGTGCCTGACCGTATAATTCTCGCGTTTCGTCTACACGAAGTCTTCACTTCACAAGGCGCCCTTAGCTCAGTTGGATAGAGCAACGGCCTTCTAAGCCGTGGGTCGCAGGTTCGAATCCTGCAGGGTGCGCCATTTAAATCAATCAGTTAGGCAATAAATGTGGGAAACCCGCTACTGCACAAGGTCAAGTAACGGGTCAAGTATCAGATGTCGGCAGTTTTCTCTTTGTTTACCCATTCTTCGTAAACTGACTCGGTCCAACCGAGAAAAATGCCGCTGGGTGTTTTCTCTGGCTTGGGAAATTCTTTCCGTTTCGCATACATCCGCCAAAGAGTTGGCTTACTTTTCCCGGTAAGCGTACACATTTCTTTCATACCAATATATCGGGTCGCCATCTATCACCTCACTCCACGTTCAGTCCACGACAGTGGCACCACGTTTCGAACATTCGTTTAACCACTTCCCGGCAGTAGAATCCGTAGTTGTCACGCGTCAGGTCATAGCGGTTTCCATACCTCCTGAGCACCCATATCTCAAATTCTTTGTTCATCTCCACCTTCCATAACCTGAACCGATGCCGTTACGCCCTGGCGTATGCCCGACGTGATAGTTATTGCAGAACGGGCAGCGGTAAACGCCCATCTGCCCCTGATGTCCGTAACGTTTACGAATAATCCAGAGTTCTATCTGCGCACCGTCAGCAGTCTTATGTCTTTTTTTACATCCGCACTGCTTGCGTCTGAGACGGCGTTTGCTGGTCATTACTTCACCTCCACGCCGATCCCGGCGATAACACAACTCCGCTCGATCGCTTCTTTCACCTGGCGTTTATAGGTTTCCGGGTGGAATACCTCGTTTTTGCCTGTGCCGCTCCAGAACGCTTTTGAGCTGATATCTGGCATGATGATGGTCAGTCTTTTCCTCTCGATAACTCCGGAGTTTTCGCAAAAAGTTAATGCGTCGCGTAGTTCTTTAACGCACGCGTAGTTTTCTGCATTATCAGGATCACCGGTACGATGTTCAGCTTCTTGCCGGCACCATTTGATGACCTTCTCAGCGGCTGCGTGGAGACGCTGACGTTGCCAGTCGTAATCGTCAACAACACCCAGAAAGTGAAGATGTTTTTCTTCCGCCATTTTCATTTTTTCGCGTAGATGCTCAATCTCTGCCGCCATGTAATAGCCGGTTTTGCTCCAGGTATCGACGTTATCGCCGGTCATGTCCGGTTCCATCGCCGCCATCAGAACAGCATCGCGATAGTCCTGGCTGCCACTGGTGATCGCCACGGCGTAGGAGTCACTGTTCTCGCGCTTATAGATAAGCACGACAGGGTTCTCAATTTTTTTGCTCATCGTTTTCTCCAGTGGCCCCGCAGCGGGCCATCGCTAATATTCAGTTTGCCTGTGCTGGCAGATTTCTAAGTTTCCGGACACCGATCATTGCGGTGGCTACGTAGCTGGTGGCCCGGTTAACTACTTCGACAGGAACCTTTACGCCATCCACTACAACGGTGTAATTGGTAACGTGCTTTTGTCTGCCGTAATCGCCGAACTTCTCATGATGCGCCGCCAGTGCAACATCACATGCGCGACGGCCCAATGGCGATTGCTTACTGCGATTTATAAGGCGCATAAAACCTCCTCAGGCGGGAGGGCGTAACCCCTCCCGATGCAATTAGCCGATGTATTCCGGTTTCATATCGTCCAGGGTGACGCGGTACTTATCGTGCAGTTCGTCGCCAAGATGACGTTTAGCAGCGCCAAGCGTGCTTTCAGCTTTAGCAAACATCTCTGCGGCTTCCGGTTCGCCAGGGTTTGGAATTGAGTTGATCACTGCCTCGACTTTGTTCTGTGCATCGACCTGGTAATAGCGCTTCACTGCTTTGTTTTTTAATTCGGTGAACAGCGCAGTCCCCAGCAACGCTTTCTGTGATTCGATATCCGCACGGATTGCTTTTGCCTGATCAACGGAACTTGCTGTATCAATGCGTTCGCGAAGATCGTCGGCAACAGCATCAACGTTAGCTGCCGACTCCTGCGCGCTGGTCCTGGTGCTAACCTCGCTGGTGATTTCCTGTACGCTCATGCGCTGGACTGGAACCGGGTTAATCTCGCGTTCTTCTCGTTGCTCAACCTCATCAGGGCTGTACACGCCGAGGATCACTTCCGGGCAGTACAGGCGAGCCCAATATTTAACGCCCAGATAGGCAATTTGCTGTTTAGGGTTTGAAACCCATAGCGGAGAATTGCGGGTAACAACGCCGGAGAGGTAAAGAGGTTCTCCCCAGGTGATTTCAGATTCACCTCGCAGAATGGCACCAACCTGAACGAACAGGCCGATCTCGTCCTCATCCGTCCAGCCACGAACGCGCTCAGTGACGGTGTACTTCCCATTTTTACCGTTTTTATCGCGTGTGATTTCCTGTGTCCTGGTGCAGCGCTCCCAGTCACCCCCATAGCGGTAATGAAAACGGCCATGAATGGCACTGGAGCTTGCGATTACTGCGTTGACCAGTTGTGCCTCGTAACCAAGAACACCGTTAACCAGGTGTGTTTTCTGAGCCACAGCGTAAGGGTTCATGCCCCATTGCATAGCCTGCATGACGATAGCCATACAGTCGGCTGGTTTCCCTGCAAGGTGTGCCGGTACCGTCACCTGTGAGTCTGCCATCAGGTTAGCGAAAGCTGTTAACTGACCCAGTGCCTGAACGTTAAAAATTGCGTTACTGGCAGAAATGGTGTTTGGTGCCTGCTGCTCAGTGGTAACAATATTTGTGTTTTCCATGATTTTCCCCTTATGCCTGTACGCGCAACGCTTCAAGGCGGCGCACATCAAAATCGTTCAGTTCGTCGGTGTAGTCTTCTGTGATAGGCGCTGACCATTCACCAGTGTCGAAGCCGTTTGCTATCTCTCGCATTGTTTTGCGGTATTCCAGCATGCCAAGTTCCAGCAACTCGGTAGACGCCTCAATGATGGCGACCCAGTGGTAGTTCTCGTCTTTGTTGACGAAAATCCAGAAAAACTGGTCCAGCGCCGCAGTTTCGCAGTACATGGCCGCGCTCAGGTGATAGTCCCGATCGATGATTTCCCGGTGCAACTTCGCACGCAGGCCTTCCTGCTTGATGTTCCACATGCTGATAGTTTTCAGGTCGGCGCCAATGCGCAGGCCGCCCATATCGAGCTCAAGGTCAGGGCGTACCCGAACTTCCAATCCGGTTTCCTCATCAATCCCAAAATAGCTAACCTCGACAGCGCGGCTTGGGTGAGTCAGCAATTTGCCGGCGGTCGGGTGCTCCAGCAGGGCTTTCTGAATGTTCAGAGCGGTGCTGAGCTGTTGGCGGGTGACCAGCACTTTCCCTTCGGTGTTCTCCCGCCACGCATCCAGCAATTCGTCGGCGAATACCGCTGCCGGGTTGACTGATTTCACGGCCTGAATCAGATCGGCCTTCGTGCCAGAGACTTTCAACGGCGACGATTTTTGCGCTTCCTGAGCGACCAGGTCAGGGTTGATTATTGCCAGTTGCTCCAGCAGCGCGTCACGGCTGCAGCTGGTTTTAACCGGCGCGGGCAGGGTGGCGTTGTACTCTTTGATGCAGGCTTTCATCGCCGTGGCTGTATGTTTGGTGCCGTTTTCAATGCGCTGGAATTCTTCGGGAAGCTGCTCATACGATGAATAGGTTTCATCTACCGAAGCTCCAAGCGGCATCTGCGACGGCAGGGTGGCGTTGTACTCTTCCAGCAGCGCTTTGATATCGTCAGCACTCAGCAGCGCTGGCAGGCTGGCGTTGTGCGCGTCGATGAACTCGCGCAGGGTGGCGGTGGTGGTGAAAGCACCCTCAGGGATCTCCGGCTCTACGCTGAACTCCGCTTCGAGGTTTTCCGGCTGTAGAGCCAGAACATGTACCAGGTTGCCCATATCAAGCACTGGAGAGCGCTCTTTGACGATAGTCTTCTCTACGTGACGCGCGTTAAAGTACATCAGCGACACGCGAGCATCTTTCACCTGAGTTGAGCTGATCCCGTTGGCGGCGTGGTAAACCTCGTTTGGTACACCTTCATAGCGGCCCGGCTCGAAGTATTCCGGCCAGGCTGCTTCTGGCTCTTCTTGTTGCGATTCCGGTACGTTTTGTTGCGCCTCAGGTTCAGATTGGCTCACAGAATCGTTGTTCTGGTGCGTCTCAGCCTGATTCTGGTTCTCTACGGTAACTGCTTCTTTACCAGTACCCAGATCGCCTTCGCCTGCCTGCACCGCATCACCAGCCTGTTTTTCATCACTGTCAGCTTTTTGAACCTGCACATTGCTGGTGGTCTCCGGATTCGTTTCTGTGCCATGAGTTGATGAGTTCTGCATTAAAGCGGACACGTCGAAAATACCGTTGCCAACATTTTTAACCAGTTCAGGCTCAGATGCCGGTTGGCTTGTCTCGGTTTTCACCCATTTTGGGTCGTTTGGGTCGCTGATGCCCTCGACGTAGTCACCGCGTGCGGCGGCAAGCTGTCGGTTGGCTTCTTCTACCGCGTCTTTTTCCGGAGTGTGTCGGGCAGTCGTGAGAGCTTCCTCGGCGGGGTTCTCGTGATCAGTCTCCGTTAAGTTGGCGTTGATATACCCCTGAAGGCGTCCGGGGTAGTGATAAAACTCGGGGTGTGCGCTTCGGATCAGCGCGAAAATAGCGGCGCGGGAATAATCCAGGATACCGGGCGTTGCGCGAAGCGCTGCGGACCATTCTTTGAACGGACTTTCCTTTTTCTTTACGATTTCTTTTGCGCGACGGTAAACGCTGCCAGGTAGCTCATAGATATTAAAGTCCATAGGCAAAGTGGCCATTGCAATCTCTACGTCCAGAGTATCAAGAGTGTGTTCGTAATCAGGGTTACGGTCAGTCTTATTGCCACCGCCAGCGTTGGCGCCGCTTCCAGTGCGCTGAATAGCCGATACACGGTTGCCTTTCGCCCACTCCTTAACGAGCAAACCGCGATCGATATGCTCCGTCTCGAACCATGTTTTAAGGAACTGGATAACAGTCGCCAGTTCAGGAGTTTTTCCATCGACAGGGAATACTTTTTTAACGGCATTCACTATTTTGTGAATGTCATGTTCAATGGCTTTCTTGAACGCTTCAACATTCTCGGCGGCAAGCAGCAGGTTCTGGACATATGAATTATCGGTGTCCATTTCGAGACGCAAAATTTCTTTTTTCTGGGAGGCGTCGACGTGATAAAGATACTCACCTTCACCTATGTACTGAGCAAGAACGCGGTGACGGAGAGGCATAGTTGCGACAACAGTCAGCTCGGGGGCTGGGGCTGTTGCCTGGGCAGGGCTGTTGCTTTCGTTACCAAAATTTTCGGTGTGGTCTTCCAGCACTTCGCCTGTTTCGGTATCAACACCATCGACGATATGCTGGCGCGCCGCGGCGGCGGCTTCAGATGATGGCAGGGTGACGCCGGGGATTTGCGTCCAGGTCATATTGTCTTTAGCGAGCTGATAGTAATCGCAGAAAGTGAGGCTCAGTTCACCTTCCGGCGGCAGCTCGTTAACGACAGGGAAATTAGTAGCGACAGCTTTGAAATAATCTTTCAGCTTCGCACCGGATTTAATCAGAAGATAATCCAGTGTTGCATTTGCCGCTTCAAAATCATCACTGCACCAGAGTACAGCGTCTTTCTGGCCTGATGATTTCTTTGCTTTGCGGACTAAAAATACAGGATTAGTTCCACTCATTGTTTTGTCCTCAATTCGTGTAGAATGGAGGTGCCTTAACAGCACCCCGATATATCTGGTTGTTAGGTCCGGTTCGCTTTGGTCGGTTGGACCGGACAGGGCACGCCCGCTTCGGTGGGCGTTTTCTTAATGGATGGTCTGATAAAATTTTTCTGTGTAATCAAGCTTGTAACTTCGGTAATTACCAAACCCTGCTTGTTCTCCATCACTTACCTTGACTGTGAGCAGCGAAATGGCTTCTACAGCACAATGAGGACAGTCGAACTTTCCGAGTACATATCCACCGTCGAGAATCACAGTAGTTTCGCCAGTTGAATTTGAGTGAATAACGCCTGAGACTTTCTTTTCGCAATTGAATAAAGCAATGCTCTTATTAACTGCTTTCAGGTTCATTTCGATTTTTACGATTTCCATAATTTCTCCAGTCTTAAATTCAGGGGGTAGGAAGCCACGCCAAATTAATGGCGAGTTTTTCATTTCATATTTCGGAACTACTATTTAACTTTCGTGCGCCATCTGGTCGTATTCAGCACATTGCTTAGAGCAATATTCCTTTTCTTTGCGCGCCAGTTGCGAGCCGTTGCGATAGAGAAGGGGACTTTTTACTTCTTTGCCTTGCTCAATCGGCTTTCCACACAGGTGGTAAGCGCATGTATTTTGGTTATGCATCCGGATCTCCTTTCTGCGCCAGCAGGTAGCAGAGGCGGCGGATTAAAACCTCAATCCGGTTGAGCGGGACGGCCTGCTGTCGAGCTGGTTTACGTGCGAAATCAATCATTCTCACCCTCGTTTGCCTTATCGCCGGCCAGCGGAACGTTTTAAACCTGACAACGATGCGCCTGTTGTCGATGTAGATAACATTACAAGCAAATTTTGCTACTTACAAGTAAAAATACAAGAAAATGTTGTTTTTAAGGGCGCAAGAAAACCGCCTAAGTAGGCGGTTATGTTCTAACGTATTGAAATTATTCTCTTATATTTTTGATGATACTGAGGACATCATCCTTCAGAAGGTCAAGCTCTTGTAGAGTGGCTTTGGCATGGACAATGAGGCGGTTTTTCTCTGCTTCTGGCATCTGGTTGAAAAGAGCCAAAAGAGCCTTTTCTTTGTCATCCAGCATATCCCGGCTGCTTGAGGTTGGAATTTCAGATAAAGAATTACTCGGTTCATTTGCATCAAGTGGCATGAAAAACCAATGTTCAGGTTTCCCTGTAACGGCTGCGAGTCTTTTCAGCCTCTCGCCGCGAGGGGTTGTATCGCCTTTAGCCCATTGCTGAACCGCCTGTGGAGAGACCATAACCCTCCTGGCAATCTCAGATAAGTTCCAACCCGTTTGATCCTGAATGAGCTGGAGCCTACGAACAAAATTTTCATGCTGTTCTGTTTTCATATTCATCATTTTACAAGTCCAGCTTGTATAAGACATTGCAAGATTTACACAAGAAAAACTTGTTTAAATGTTTTCCTTGTTGTAATGTTTTCTTGTATTTAACAAGGGGACGCTATGAACGCTGATTTAAAATCTTTCATTTGCTCAATTATGAGCCAAACAGAATTGGCAAAACGCCTTGGAACAACTCCGCAGTCTGTAAGCCTTTGGTTGAATAGTGAAGCACCAGCTCATCGTGTTATTCCGATTTGTGAGGCACTTAACTGGAAAGTCACTCCACACCAAATGCGAAAGGATATTTACCCAAACCCCACCGACGGGTTGCCGGACCAACAGGATTAAACCGCACGCCAATTCATACAGAGGATATTGACCCATGGAGAACGCAATTGCACGAAAGTTAGACCCACCAGAAATCAACCCGGTTGAGATAGAGAGCGTCCTGCTCAACCGGCTTGCATCAGTAGGTCAGAAATCATACGCCGAGCATATGGGCATCAGCGAGTCGACAGTCAGCAGACGTAAAGCTGAGGGATATTTCTGCAACATGGCGAAAGAGCTGGCTTTTCTTGGGATTCAGGCCGCGCCACCGGAGGCGGTACTGGTATCCAGAAACTATCTCACAGCTGTAGAGATTCTCGCTGATGCCGGGCTAAAGGCTGAACGAGCCAGGCCGGATGCGCTGGGGTGGGACTGAAAATGGCAACAACCAAAAAGGCGAAAGCCGCGGTGAGGGGTCACCAACGGCTTTCTGGTGGAATTAACTGGATCAATTCACAGGAGTAATTATGGCAACTCATTCAGAAAAAGCAAATTTATACCCTACGCATAAATGCTCATTTTGCGGAAAGACGAATGTTGAAGTTGCTGGCGTTCTTGTCGTCGGGCCTGGTGTTTCTATCTGCCAGAAATGGGTCTTTCAGTGCGTCGATATTGTCTTTAAATACGCAGAAAAGACGAACGCTCCAACGCATTAAATTCAGGGGTATCTATGCAAAGTTCACCATGTGGCTTAAGGCTTCTCTCCAGTAGCGCATTCGTATGCCTTAGTGAGGGCGTCGATCAGGCGGGGAACTTCCCCTACGTGCATTTCAATTTCTCGGCAGATATCCAATTCTTCCGAATTAACACCAGGGCAGTGATTGATAGAAATTGTAAGCGAATTGTCATGCTCATCGTATCTGACAGAAATTTCAGGTCTGTGCGGTGTTGCTATGAATTTGTTCATTTTAACTCCATGGTCTGTAGGTATTTTATGGCTGCTTTACCTTACATGCAATTGTACATAGCTGATTATCTGGCAGATACCATGCATCTGTCTACAGAGGAGCATGGGGCTTATTTGCTGTTGATGTTTAACTACTGGCAAACGGGGAGAGCTATTCCGAAAAGTCGTTTAGCAAAAATTGCACGACTTGATAACGAGCGTTGGATTTCCGTTGAAGAGTCGTTAAGTGAGTTTTTTATCGACAATGGTGAAGAATGGATACATGAACGTATTGAACAGGATTTGGCATCTGTTCATGCGAAGCTGGAACAACGTTCTGCCGCAGGAAAGGCCTCAGTAGCAAAGAGAAAAGCCAATAAAACAACGAAAGTTGAACGAGAAAGCAACGTGTGTTCAACGCTCGTTGAAAGTTCGTTAGAGCGGAATGCTAACGGAAACTCAACTAATAAAGATAAGAATAAGAATAAGAATAAAGATCTAAAAGAATTAAAAGATCCCCCTAAATCCCCCACGGGGGGAGATAGAAATAATTTTAATCCGCTTTCGATTGAATTACCGGAATGGCTATCCCCGACTCTTTGGGCGGAGTGGGTGGGTTATCGCAAACAACTTGGTAAGCCAATTAAAACCCTGCAAGGGGCCAACGGCTCGATTAATAAACTCGCAGCATACAGGACGCAGGGGCATAGCCCTGAGTTCGTGGTGAAACTGACCATGGAAAATGAGTGGAGGGGGCTACTTGTTCCTGAGGGAACTGCGAGCAAAAAGCGTCGTGACGTAAACGAAATATCTCAACCTGATAATTCGATCCCTAATGGGTTCAGGGGGTAGCGATGAAAAACATTGTGGGTTCCGGTAGCGCACTGGAACGCCTGAAAAAAATCATTCCGCCCAGCGTTCAGCCGAAATTCTCAACTGCTGATGAGTGGCGGGCATGGCAGGAAGCAGAAGGGCGTAAACGCAGTGAAGAGCTTGACAGGTTAAACCAGAAATCCCGCACCGAGAAGATTTTCGGGCGATCTGGCATTCAGGATCTCCATCGTAGTTGTACGTTTGCCAACTACGAAGTAAGCGGTGAGGGGCAGCGAAAAGCGTACACGATGGCAAAAAGTTATGCCCAGAACTTCGGCAGCGGATTTGCGAGCTTTGTGTTCAGCGGTGGTCCGGGAACCGGGAAAAACCATCTTGCGGCGGCAATCGGAAATCATCTGCTGGCCGGCGGTCATAGCGTTCTGGTGGTAACCATTCCTGACCTGATGCTCAGGGTTCGTGAGTGCTACGACGGTGGGCAATCAGAAGCGTCCCTGCTTGATGACCTTTGCAAAGTTGACCTGCTGGTACTGGATGAAGTCGGTATTCAGCGCGGGAGCAGTGGTGAGAAGGTCATTCTCAATCAGGTTATCGATCGCCGTCTCTCATCGATGCGACCTGTTGGCGTTCTGACGAATCTTAACCACGAGGGGCTGTTGGATTCACTGGGCGCGAGGGTTATCGATCGCCTCCAGATGGACGGAGGGATGTGGGTGAATTTTGACTGGGGAAGCTACCGGAAAAACGTTAGCCACCTCCGGATTGTGAAATAAGGGGTTAAAAATGGCCCGACCTAAAACACACAGCGAACGGATGATTATTCTTGAGCGGATTATCGGTCTGGTGAAAGAGCAGGGGCGCATCACGACGAACGACGTCGTTGCGATGTTCGGCGTGCAGGCACACCGTATACGCGGAGCATTTTGGCGATGAAAGCCGTGAAGACCGTGGTTTTCCGTGGCGACCGGCCATTCATATGCCGCGCTGGGCGTCCCGCATCACGCTGGAGATTACCGACGTGCGCGTCGAGAGACTTCGAGACCTGAGTGAGGAAGATGCAAAATCGGAAGGCATCATACCATCGGCTGGTGGCGTCCTCCCAGGCTGGGAGTATCGCATTAACTTCCGCGATCTGTGGATGGATATCTACGGTACAGATAATTGGGAAGCTAACCCGTGGGTGTGGGTGATTGAATTTAAACGCGTTGAAGGCGGTGCAGCATGAAACTGGAAATGTACACCCTGGACGGATCGGTGATTGTCGAAAGTAACCTGGTAACGCAGTTCTACCCTGACTTCGAAAGCGGTGGTGAGTTGACCACCATCGAAACAGTATCAGCTACCGGGGAAACTTTCTCGGTGAAAGTTAAGCACTCGTTTACGCAGGTGACTGGCGCACTGGCTACAGCATGGCGAGTTGACGAGAAGAAAGCAGAAGGAGCCGCACTATGAGCAATACAGCAAAACTTCAACTCGGATTTTCTCCGTTATCAAAAACCATCATGCTCGCAAAAATGCGCGATGTGGAAGGTGGCCGCCTGCGCGTCGGTAATGATCGTGGTCGTGATGTTACCAATGAGGCTGCGCAGCTAGTGTGGCAGCTTGTTATGGCGGAAGGTGGTGAAATCGGCTGGGAGCTTGATGACGGTTCACGCATGGTGCTGAAAGCTGAGAAGCAGGAGGCCGCGCTATGAGCATTCTCACCATTCTGAATTTCGGTCTCGCCTTAATGGGGTGGCTGTTCATCATGTTCAAAACAGGCCAGTGGTTTATCTCTATTGCGCTCAAACAATGGGATAAGCGCAAAAAGCAATCTCGTCGGCAAAAAGCAGTTAACGAATTTTATGATGCGTTTGACCTGTCAAGTATCGAGCCAGGTACAACGGTTCGCCTAGCGACTAAAGGCGACCTGACAATCATGATGTTTCGCCAGGAGACAGCCCAATGAGCAACATCGACAAACAGGCGCTACGAGAGCGCTATTCACCAAAACCTGTACCTGAATGCCATATTTGCGGCGAGGAAATGACTATACAGCGCATGTCTGCCAGTCGAATTACTTACGGCTGCACGGGCGCGACATATGACGATAAAGGTTGCCACTACGCAGAAGGCCGCAGTATTGCAGATGATCACTACGAGCAATCACGCGTCACTGTCGTCGATGTGAGCGACCCGGATGTGCTGGCGCTGCTGGATGAGCTGGAGGCTGCCCGCCAGCGCATAGCAGAACAAAGCGCGATTGTAGCTGCTGCTGAAAAACTGGTCCGCTGCAAAGGTCGTTATCATAGCGAACTGAACTACCGGGCGCTTGCAAAACTGTTTGGTGTCGTTACGCCGGATTTACCACCACTTGAGCATGAAAACGTTCATTACGCAGACGCTGCTGAGGTGGAAATTACAGCGTTACGCCAGCGTATTCAAGAACTGGAGGCGAAACTTGAAACTGCCGACAAGTTGCAGGATAGCGCATTCCGTGACGGCCTGAAAGCCGGGTTCAGCTATGGGCAGACAGATGACCAATCCGGGTTCGCGCAGTGCATGTCTGCATATAACACCACGCCAGCGTCACTGCTACCTGATGGACTGATTAGAGCTGTGCATTTCTATGAGCAAGTTAAGCGTGAGAACCCTCCTGTCGAAACTGGTGCATGGAAAGACGCTATTGACTGGGTGCTTAAAGAGGCCTGTCTTGCTGCATCAACGTTGGAAAGCAGCAGAGAACACGAAGCTATTAGTCAGCAGGAGAAGGCATGAGACAACTTTACATCATTGTTATCGCTCTTGTTTTTGGTTTTGGTGGCATTTGCATCGGTGAGAGTGCTGGCTATAACCGTGGATTAAGTGAAGGAGTTGATATCACGAAGGGGGATAAGTGGGATTGTGCTTACTCATACGTGACCGGATTCCTTATGTGTGACCGAACCCCAAAATATAAGTAGAGGCTATCAATGACCACTATTACCAGAGAAGAAGTTAAGGCATTCATTGAGCAAATTGAATCCGATTTAGCTAATGGGTGGGAAGCGCAGATATTCGAATTGAAGCTGGCGCGTATCGCGCTGGCATCGCTGGAGGCGGAGCCGGTAGCGTGGACGAGCGAGGGTGCTCTTGCGGAGGTTTATTGTGGTGAAACAGGAGTGATAGGACCGAAATACATAGTGGGAGATGTCTCGCTCTATCGTCACGCCCAGCCAGTGCCGGTAGACAAAGAATTTATCCCTAAAAATCTTGATAAGGCGTTAGGGGTTGTTGGCGTAGCGTTACCTGAATCAAAGGAAGAGTTTAATTTCCAGACGGAGCGCTGGATACAACGACTAATTGACCGGGTTATTCGTTATGCTGACGAATTCGAAGAGCAGCCGGCTCCGGTAGTGCCGCCCGCCATTGAGCCAGATTACAAGGTCATTAAAAGTATTCTGCCCACGGCCAACCCTGATGAATATGCGTGCTGCATTGCTGCTGACATGTGGAACTCCTGCCGCTCCGCCATGCTCAATGGAGGTAAATCGTGAAACACCATCAAATAACAGCATCGATGGCGAAAGATATTGCTTTTAAACTTGGCGCTGAACTGAACAACGAAGAAGCAGAAATTTTTGCCGATGGTTATAACGCCGCCATGCTTAAAGTTAACAAAAACGCGTCAACTGAATTACCAAATGACGCTAATTTGTCAACCAGTTCTCAGGCTGAACCTGACGACAGCGGCCTGCTTCCATGCCCGTTCTGCGGATCACCGGCTGAACACTACCCTGATGGTGATATGGAAGGTTACATCATCATGTGCGGTAACAAAAATGGAGACTGTAACCTCCAGACATTTGGGTTCACCACTCCGGAGGAGGCCGAGAAGGCGTGGAACACTCGCGCAGCCATTCCTCAGACTGGAAACTTTCGGGAAAACCCAATTTCGTCAACCAACAATTTTCGGAAAATCGCGGATACGTCAACCAACTCTCCGGTAACTCCGGATGGCTGGATAAGCTGTAGCGAGCGGATGCCGGAAGACGAGCAAGAAGTAATTGTCCAGAACAAGTTGGGATACCGTTATGTTTCATATTTCGATGAGCATTCTGGACTGTTTTTTGACATGCGAGGCGGTAATCAGATTAACTGCATTGAGCATATCTTGGTTACGCATTGGAGGCCAATGCCAGTACCACCGCAGCATTAGTCTCTGGGAGGTTCACAACAAGACGGATCGGAAAAATCCGGCATGAAGTGTTACGTCATAACCCGCTGCGGCGGGTTTTTCCGCCTGAAATCTGATATGAAACAACAGGCTAGCTTTTGCAAAAAGTGCTATTCACCTCTTGAATGTTATTTCTAACAGGTGTACTGTGTTTATATACAGTAGTTAAATGTAGAGGGAATTATGAGAATTGAACTTGTTATCAGCCGGACAAAACAGCTTCCGGAAGGTGCCGTTCCTGCGCTTGAAAAAGAATTAATTACCCGTCTCCAGAATCAGTATGAAAACTGCAACTTAACCATCCGTCGAGGCAGTCAGGATGGTCTGAGTATCGTCGGTGCTGCTGATGGCGATAAAAAACGTATACAGAGCATTCTGCAGGAAACGTGGGAAAGCGCTGACGACTGGTTTTATTAACATTGCGCTTAATGCTGGCGCGCATTTTTCAGAATACCGCAATTTGCGTATCCCTTTGATGCTGCTGCCGACAATTTCTAATCGCGTCTGTATGTCGCTCAGGGGGATTCCGTGGAGGGTGTAGTTCAGTCAGATCTGCGAGTGACCATAACCGATGGGAAAGGAAGGGAGTTGCTGTCCTTCAAGTTGGGGACGGAAGAGCGCTATATAATTTCCACCAAAGATAGCTCCATAACTCACAGAAAACTAAGCAGGGATGATCGTTACTGGTCTAAAGAAACCATTATGGAAGTTGTAAGGGAAATGGCTTCTAAAAATTGACTTGTCACTACGTACGCAATCATAATTATTGAGCTGGCCTGAACAACCAGCAACCTGACCGCGATGCGCCACGGAGTGAACACCATGGCGCAGTTACAACTCATTAAGCAGTCCTCAGGGATCCTGATCCCGGCTACGCCGGAGACCAGCGATTTGCTGCAATCAAAAATCAAGCTCGGCGCCGTGCTGGTGGCCGACTTCAAACAGGTACGCAATCCTGCATTCCATCGCCGCTTTTTCGCGTTGCTTAATCTCGGATTTGAATACTGGGAACCCACCGGCGGCGCCATTTCTGCCAACGAGCGCAAACTGGTAAACGGTTATGCAAAGTTTCTTGCTGCATATGGCGGGAATGAGGGCGCATTACTGGATGCGGCTGAACAGTATCTGGAACAGATTGCAAACCGCCGGGTAACAAACGGAATTAGCCTCTGTAAATCTTTCGATGCATACCGCGCATGGGTGACGGTTGAGGCTGGTCACTATGACGCCATCCAGCTACCTGATGGCACCCTCCGCAAACATCCCCGCAGCATTGCTTTTTCCAGCATGGATGAGGTCGAATTTCAGCAGTTGTATAAATCCGCGCTTGATGTGCTCTGGCGGTGGATTTTATCACGTACATTCCGTACTCAGCGCGAGGCCGAGAACGCCGCCGCCCAGCTCATGAGCTTTGCGGGGTGATGGCGATGAAATACTCCTGGTTCCATCATCACGACTGCACAACCGAGCAGGCCGACACGCTGATATCGGATTATCAGAAGCGGGGCGTAAGGACAGAAAAGAGCCTGAACCCTGACTTCATTACCTGGACTGTCAGCGCGAAATTACCTGAATATGCACGCCGGGTGCGGACGCCAAAATCCTTACGCCAAAAGGTCTGGGGGTGAACATGGCTAAATTACCGCGCCGTAAGTGCAAAGTTTGCCGGGAATGGTTTCATCCTGCTTACAGCAATGTTGTCTGGTGCTGTCCTGAACATGGCGCTATCTACGCGCTTGAACTGCGTGCCAAAGAAAAGATTAAAGCCGCAGCCAGGCGTATCAGGGAGAAACACCAGGCGGATAAAGCCGAACGCCAGCGCCGCCAGGCTAAGCGTGAGTCGTTCAAAACTAAAGCTCAGTGGGATAAAGAGGCGCAGGCCGCCTTTAACCGTTACATCAGGATACGGGATGAAGGTAAACCCTGCATTAGCTGCGATGCGCCGCTGGTTGGTAAAAGCAATTTCCTGACCGGAAGCGCCATCGATGCAAGCCATTACCGCTCGCGCGGTGCCGCCTCACATCTCAAATTCAACGTATTCAACGTTCATTCGGCCTGCACGCGCTGCAACCGGCAGTTAAGCGGTAATGCGGTCGAATACCGAATCCGCCTCATCAGGCGTATAGGCCTCGAAAGGGTGGAGCGTCTTGAATCAGACAATGCGCCACGTCGTTTCGATATCCCGTACCTGAAACGCATCAAATCCATATTCACCCGCAAAGCCCGGGCGCTGGAGAAGCGCCGCGCACGTCGACAGGATAATGCAGCATGAAACCAGAACTGATCGACATACTCCGCATGCGCTGGTTGCGTCTCCGAATTTATCGATACCGGGGATCTTTTCCGGTGGCATACCGCATTCTTCGTAATTACGTCCGCATTGAAGCAAAACGGGAGCATCGAAATGAAGCTTGAGTCCTTACCGAAATATTTTTCACCTAAATCCATGATGCCCGGCGCAGTACCATGCGGAATAGCGTCTGATACGCTGACTATTACTGACGTAATGGCATCCCTCGGGCTACTTACTGCAAAAGCCGCAGTGGGTATTGAATTGTATCTGGCAAAAGCCGGAGTTTTATCTTCTGAAAATATCATCGCCTACATCAGGCAATTAGCAGAGCAGCGTGCAGAGCGGCATGGAGCATTACGGAAAATGGAAGAGAGTAAGCGCTCAAAATTTCTCGATACTATGGCGCGTTATGTATTTCGCGATTATTCCCTCAGTGCGGCCAGCCTGGTGACGTGCAGTAGCTGTCATGGTGCTAAATTAATTGATGCTGAGGTTTTCACGAACAAGGTTACTTACCCGGATGGTAAGCCACCAAAATGGGTAAAAGATACGAAAGGTATTTCTCCGTCCGACTGGGAGGTGTGGAAATCAGTACGTGAACAGGTGCGCGTAGTGTGTAAGGCGTGTGATGGCAAAGGCCATGTGAAAAATGAATGTCGTTGCCGGGGGCGCGGAGAAATTCTCGATAAGAAAAAATCTGAGTTGCAGGGCGTGCCGGTTTATAAAAAATGCCCAAGATGCAAGGGAAGAGGCTACCCACGTCTCAAAGATACCGAGATTTTTAAAGCACTAGGAGTAACGGAAATGGTATGGCGGTACAACTATAAACTGTTTTTCGATCGGCTGGTGGAGCATTGCCATATTGAGGAATCGTATGCAGAAAAGGTTCTGGGAAACGTGACTCGATGACCAAAATAATTTAGCTATTGCAAAATTAACGGAAAATGGCTAACCTGATTCCAACGATGGGTTATTACGCCTGTGACGTTACAAGAATTAAGAACCTCGCCTCGGCGGGGTTTTCTTTTATGGATTCCCGACGCCAATAAGACAAAGTGCGGGGAGTGATGTGGAGTCTACATGTTCCAGCCGACCGCAAAGCTCACACAGGCAGGACCACAATCTGATACCGCGATAGCTTTTGCTGATCGCGCCGGAGCGGTAACCGGCAACAATTTAAGCCTCGGTGATTGCCGGGGCTTTTCTGTTTGTGCCGTCCGGAATAATCCCTCTGAGTTTTGCCGTTAATCCACCGGGCGGCCTTCCTATATCACACTGCACCATCCGAGCTATCGGGGGGTGAGGCTTATGAAAATGCACAACGATCCCCATTCCTGGCAGGGCTGGCTGGAGCTATTCCAGAGCTGGTGGCGAGGAGATACGCCGCTGGGCGCTGTTCTGATGTCGTTATTTATGGCTGGCCTGCGTATTGCCTATTTTGGTGGTAACGGTGGCTGGAAGAAAAAGACACTCGAAATTCTGCTTTGTGGCGCCCTGACGTTAACGTTCTCATCTGCGCTGGAATATTTCGGCTGGCCCAAGTCCCTGTCTGTTGCGATTGGTGGCGGCGTCGGCCTTATCGGCGTGGATGCTATCCGCGGCTTTGCAATGAAGTTTATCAGTGGGCGGTTGGGAGGCTCTGACAATGAGAATCAGTGAAAAGGGTGTTTCCCTGATTAAAGAGTTTGAAGGCTGTAGCCTGACTGCTTATCCGGACCCGGGAACGGGGGGAGATCCCTGGACGATTGGTTATGGCTGGACCCACTCTGTTGACGGTAAGCCAGTTAAGCCCGGAATGATGATTGACGAGGCTACTGCCGAGCGCTTGCTTAAAACTGGTTTAGTCGGTTACGAAAGTGATGTGTCCAGACTGGTTAAGGTCAGGCTGACGCAGGGCCAGTTCGATGCGCTGGTATCGTTCGCGTACAACCTTGGCGCCCGGACATTATCCACATCAACTCTGCTGCGGAAGCTAAACGCTGGTGATTACGCTGGCGCCGCTGGTGAGTTCCTGCGCTGGAATAAGGCTGGTGGCAAAGTCCTGAACGGGCTTACTCGTCGGCGTGAGGCGGAGCGTGCTCTGTTCCTGTCATGATGTTCAACTGGAAAACGATGTTTGTTGGCCTGTTGCTCGTCTCTCTAATTGTTGTCGGTCGGCTGGCAAATCACTACCGCAATAACGCTATCACTTACAAGGACCAGCGCGACACCGCCACTCACAATCTGAAACTGGCGAACGCGACAATTACCGACATGACGAAGCGTCAGCGTGATGTTGCCGCCCTCGATGCAAAATACACAAAGGAACTAGCTGATGCACAAAACAGGAATACTGATTTGCAGCGCCGCCTTGCTGCTGGTGGCCGGGTGCGCGTCGAAGGGCGATGTTCAGTGCCCACCCGGACCGAAACCGCCAGCACCAGCCGCGTGGGCAATGCTGCCACCGTCGAACTCTCTCCAGGTGCTGGACAAAACGTTCTCAATATCCGCGCCGGAATCATCAGCGATCAGGAAAAACTGAAGTATTTGCAGGAGTACATCCGGACGCAGTGCAAATAA